GGCTTGCTGACCAATGTATATTATACCGTTTCCATCGGTATTCCCTTTTATAGTTGTATAACGGATTATGTTTACTAACTTGCCATTTACATCACTTAATCCCCCAGTGATAGTACCGTCACCAATAGTCGAAATATCGGTAGTTCCGATAAGGCTTATAAGTGATTTAAGGTTTTTTAAAGCCAGTTTAATCTTTCCAAAAATAGATGATAACTTTTCTCCTGTCGTTAATTCCTCTAAAGTTGTTGCTTCTTCAAACGCCGCAGTCAAATTACTACCATCACCAGTTTTGGTCAAATAGTTTGTCAAATCTGGTTTTGGAATTGCATCTATTTTTTCATCAACAGTGGTTTTGTCATAATAATTTGTCAAATCAGAAACTTTTTTTGTAATGTATCCAGCATCATTTTCTAATTCGCTAACTTTTGTAGGTATACCTCCTGTTTGCTGTTTTGCCTGCTCCATATAATACTTTGCGTTATCTGTATCTTCTCCTTCTCTTGTTCCGGTTCCACCTACGGCATAAGATTCAGCCAATACAGATTTTGCATTTGCGGATTGCGCATAAGCAGATGCATTTGCGGATTCTACTCTAATATCTGCTAAATAATTAGGCTGAAGCATATCATCTGTTACTGATCCTGTTTTTATCGAAAAAGAATAAGTCTTATTCTTTCCAGTACCAGTCACGGATACAGCTATGGTTGCAGAATCTTCAAATGTCAACACCGGAATCATAGAACCAATATCAGCTGTAAACTGTGTTCCATCTTCTGTAGTCATGGTAATTATTCCATCATCAGACATGGAAAAGCCAACAGGAATTTTTTCAATATTAAGGTCAAAAATAACCTTTTCTCCATTGTACTTTGTAATAGTAATAATACCGGTTGTTTCATCCATAGTCCAATCAGCAATATTTCCGTTTATTGCAGACTTGTCTACTTTTAAGGCATCCTGTGATATGATACGGTTGTCCAACGCATCAATAGCAGAATCCATCTGATTAAGATTGTATGCATCTAAATCCGTGTTTTCACTTGGATAATCTTCCCAGTTAATTCTGGTATAAACCTTATTCAACGCCATCTGCAGATACCTCGCTTTCCTCTTTCATAATCTGCATATCTGATAACTGTTTAGTCTCCGAATACACTTCATACAGTATAAGCCTTTTCACCTCGATAGGCAACGGTGTTTGATTTAATACTGTCACAAGGTTGCTTTTTAATTTCTTAATCTCAAAGTTTGCTGCCATATCAATTCTCCCTTACATAGATTTCTTTTCCTTGCTCTTCTGCATATGCATACAGATTTTTGCACAGTTCAGATACCTCATATCCGCTCTGTGCAACCACTGTATCCGACATGTCAATCAGTTGCTTCATAAACTCTTCAAAACCATCGCCATCTTCCGTGCTAAACAATGTTGCATTGATTTCCGTAAACGTGGAAATTCCAATGGTAAAAGCTATATATTGCTGAATTTCTTGCCTTTCTTCCATTACTTCTTTCATTGTTTTTCCAATAATCGTTTGAAGAATAAATATTTTTTTTACCATAATAAATCTCCTACGTCATAAGTGTGACAATTCCAGATGTTGCAGTGAGCAAACCTCCAAGTGATGAAACTCCTGTAATAAAATTAACATTATGTCCAGGATAATCAGCAACATTGGCTGTTTGTGTTACCAAAGATACATCTGATACGGTTCCATTTATATAATTTTTTGTGACACTTAATGTGGCACTTGTCAGTACTGTCTTACTGCCCAATATTTGAGAAGTTGTTGATATGTTTTTTACATATTGTGAATCATATGTTGCTCCATTTCCTACCACTAAAATTCCGCTTACACTTACCATTGAAGCATCAATAGTAAGATATTGTCCCAATCCTTTTATAGATCCTGTGCTTTGCAATAGTTCGTTATAAAATTTAATTTCACCTGATGATACTTCTGTGTAACTTCCGTCTTCCCCTATAGACTTAAAACTACCAGTCATTACTGCGTTTTTAGCTGTTATAGTTCCATCTGCTGATATGCTACAGTTATCTGCTTCCAATACAAAACGGTTTCCAGAAATACTTACCTGTCCACTTTCAACACTTAACTGAGAACTGACATCACCTTTTGATACTTTTAATTTGATTTGGTCTGCCTGCAAAGATATTGCCGCTGCCAATTCTACTTCTGTATCTGTTGCCCTTTTCGCTTCTGCTTCAATTTTTCCTGCATTTTGCGTAATTTTCGTATCCAATCCGCTCTCTACATCCTTGATCTCAGATCGTGTTTCCTCAACAGTACGTTCTAACTCATTTGTTTTTCCACGGAGTTGAATTATACTTTTGTTAATTCCATTTACCTGTTCACTGTACTTTGGAGATTTTCCGCTTGCTGATATGGTGTCTGTCGGTTGTTGGATTCCTTTGTATGTTCTGCTCAACACATAGCTTTCTATGATTTCTTTAGCCGTATATACATTGACTGCTTCTCCAAGGCTCAAACAAGGATTTCCTATTTTTTCACAGTTATAAGGTCTATATTTTACAACTTTAATAACCTCATACAGATTTCTTGCAACCGTTTCTAGGGCATCTGCACCCATTCCATAAACAAGGAAATTATCTTGCAAAATATAACTGTTGTCGTTCTCGGTAATCTCTGTATCCGGGTAAACTGCACCAATATCATTTTCTGATTGTCTTATCTGCACTTTTGTAACTTTTTGGCAAACAAAATCTTCATATTTAACTGATTTGTATTTTCCACCAGTAACCTTTTCTTTTTCAGAACCTTTTCTAGGGTATAATCCTTTCTGTGGATATAATCCTTTCTGTGGATATAAACCTGATATTATTTCTTTAAGGAAAACATATTCAAATTTTCCATCATGGTTAATGTGGCCAAAGCATCCATTTATTGAGCAGATTGCTTCCATGACCGTCTGGCCAGAAAGTTCGCTTGGTTTTATTGTTTCTGCCACTTCCATGCTGTCATTAGGTAATGTGGTTGCTACTTGTTCAACACCAAAATATGAAAAAAAACTGTCTCTGAACTGCTTTAAGGTCAGAGGAAATTTCAACCCGTTATACCAGGAAGATACTTCTGATTCTCCAATATCGTATATAACGTCATATGCCGTCACATTTCTGTAACGCTTATCATCTGTTGGTTTATCGGAAATGACACGGTATTTTCCGAAAACAAACGGTGTGTCAGTATGTCCATTAATCACAGCAGAAACATTTATCTGTTTCCCAATCATGCTTGTGAACACGTTGGAAATTTTGAATTTTAACTGTGATGCATTGCACTGTCCAAATGTAAGGTAATCATCATCACATAGTATTTCTTTTAATTCAAACTGTTCAAAATGGATTTCGCTGTTGGTGATTTTTACAGACTTGTCCTCTGTTTCAATCGTGATTTCCTTTTTGGATGCACTTTTATCAAACAAATCCGCATAGGTATAGTTACTCATTCGCTACACCTCCGACAAATGAAAATTCTATCTGATTGTATTTAATCTCTCCGTCATAAGTTCCGTAGATTGTAGGTTTTATATCAGCCATATATCCATATTGTGTGACATATTGACCTAAAAATGGAATGTATGCCGTGATATTACATCCTTGTTCCGTTGCATCAATAAAGTTGCTTCGTATCCCGGACAGTAACTCTTGCAAATCGTCATCCGTCAGCATCGCAGGCGTGGAAAAATCAACACTTAATGCTTTTAGCTCCACAGCATTTCTATGTACGTATCCATTTGCATCAGTCCACGGGTCTACATCTTGCATATTTATAGCCGGCTGATAACTTTCAGCGGCTATAAATCTTGACTGGTCAATAACGTAATCTCCAATTTTTAAAAGCCATCCTTGATATGCTGACATACGCCCACCGCCTTATTGCATAAAAATATACAGCACCCATTCAGAGTGCTGTCTGTGTTAAAATACATATACGTTCTTGTGTTTTTGGTTAAATTGCTCTTGACCGTATTGTCTTGCTGCAATTCCAATTTGATCGGTTGTTATTCCAAACTCTTTTTCAAGGATTCCTTGCAGTAGCTGATTATTCTGTTTCAGAAGTGCAATTTCCTGTTGTGCCGTGGAATTGATGGCATCTTTGATTCCAGTGATTTCCACTCCACCGGCAACCGCTGTCTTTCCGCCTACTGTCCCGGAAATCTCCGGTACACCGTTTTCTCCTGCCATAAACATTGTGTATCGACTTGGCACGTAACCACCGGTATCAAATCGAGGAATGGTAACATTTTGTATTAAATCTACTCCACTCCAACTGTCTCCAGTTATATTTGCACCCCAAGAAACAATTTTATTAAATCCTTTTAATGCAAAATTTATACCGCTTATGATAAAATTTAATGTACTTTCTATGTTTCCAAGTACTGCGTTCATTGCACTTTTTACACCTGATTTTATTCCGTCCCACAAGTTTGTGAAAAATCCTGAAATCATTTCTGTTGCATTCCTCCATTTATTTTGTAAAGGAGTTATTATATTTGTCGAAAACCAATCCGTCACTTTTCCCCAAATGGTTTTTATATTTCCCCATGAACTTGAAAAAATATTTGAAACTGTTACTCCAAATTCTGTGAATTTCTCAGAAACCGGCTCAATTATATTAGTGCTAAACCATTCAGATACTACACTCCATATTGACTTTATGTTTTCCCATAAAGATGAAAACAATTCTTTTACATTATTCCATAAATTTGTAAAGAAATTTACAATAGGAGTTATAACATTTTCTGAGAACCATTCCGATGATATTATCCAAACTGCTTTTACAACAATCCATAATCCGGTAAAAATCTGATTAACTCTGTCATAAATTCCTTGAAATACATTCTTTATAGGAGTTGCAATATTTGTTTCAAACCATGTAGTAATATTTCCCCAGACAGAAGAAACAAAATCTTTTACTTCCCCTATTTTATTTTTTATTGGAGTGAATATTTTCTCTGAAAACCATTCTGGAATTCCAGAAAACCATTCTTTTATTTCTTCCCAATGGTCTTTTACTACAACTACTACCGTAGCAACTGCTGCTACAACCGCTGCTACAATTCCGGCAACTAATGCAGGTGCTCCTAAAAGTACGGCTCCGACAGCTGCTAAAGCGGTTCCAATAACCATAAGTATCTCATTTAACCAGCTGAAACCTTCTTTTAGCATTTTTACAAAATTTACTACTGCTGTTACAGCCCCAACAGCAGTAGAAGCTATTCCTGCAAACGTTGTCGCAAATGCAGCTATGGAAGATGCTGAACCGCCAAATACTCCGGCTATTGCTTCGCTAAATGACATTCCATTAAATAATCCTTCTATTACAAGTCCTATTTTGGTTGAAATGCTTGCTATCCCACGTTTTATCCATCCTAGTAATGCAATTCCGAAACTTGTACCCTCTTTAGCACCCATTGACGAAATTAAAGACTTTTTAATAGCTGTCCATAAAATATCTCCCAAGCCAGTGAATTTCAAAAGTCCTATTGCTGTTAGAATCGTAGTTTCAATCGGTGCAGCATCAAAACTTCCTTTCCATAGGTCTATTGCCGCATCTATGGCAGTTTTTATGAAATTTCCGGCAGATGTAAACACAGCAGTCCAGTCAATACCGGCAAGAAACTGTCCTATGTTTTGTCCAATCTGATACCAGTCTACAGATGCAATAGCATCGGACATCCAGTTAAATATTCCTGTGACAATACCGGATAAATCTTGTCCTGCTTCGAAGAAATCACCATTGAATAAATCTTTGAATAACTTTTTCACAGGCTCAAGAAGTTTTTCTATCTTATCAGCCCAGCCAAGAGCTGTATTCTGCATCTTGTCAAATGCTTCCTGCCATACTTTTTCGTACTCTGCAGTAGCATCCATGATTTCCTTGGTAAGGTCAATTCCTGTTCCACCAGCGCCACTTCCGGAACCACTGGATTTTGGAGTTGAAATAACTTTCAGTTTGTCAAATTCACGTACTCCGCTCTTTGCATTTTTTGCACTTGTACCAACTTTATCCAGTGCATCTGCCGTGTCTTCCAACTCTTCATTGTACCCGGATACACCTTGACCGAATGACGAAAAGTCAATCTTGATTCCCAGTAAATTTGCCACACTGACAAGCAGTCTCTTAATCGCAATTACCACACCATTAATAACAGGAAGTACTTTCTGCAATACCGGAATAAACAACTGACCCAGTACCATGCCGGCTTCTTTTACGTTGTTGGTAAACTGACGAATCATGTTACTTGGAGAATTAATTGTATTCGCCAAGTCTCCCCATGATACTTTGGACTGGTCTAAGATTGCCAGTAGACGCAACTGCTGTTTCTCTGCCTGTGACATTTCAGATACAGCCTTTTCAATGCCGTATCTGTAAGCATAAGTCTGCAGTGTGGCATTCGTGATATCAATACCATACTTATACAGTGCTCTTGACTGACCAATCAAACCGGACTGTAAGTTTGTTGCAACTGTACTGTAATCCACGTTAAACAGAGAGGAAATATCCCCGGCAAGCATTGTCATGGACTTTGAAATTGCCGTAGTAACTTCTCCGGTCTGCCCTAAAGAGTTGGTAATAGATGCAAGTTGTGAAGCGTACTGCGTAATCTCCTGTAAATTCAGTCCCAGGTTCTTCATTCCGCTTTCAGAAATCAATCCACCATCTACATCTACTTTCAGACCGGACATTTTACCAAGCAGTTCATTTACACGGCTTCCAAAACTCTGCGCATAATCCTCTGCGTTGTCGTAACCGAATTTTTCAAAATCCTTGCCCCATTCCTTGCCTACTTTGTTAAATGCTACCGTGTAGTAGTTAAATGCTTCGATATAGTCCGTAGTTCCCTCTATGGACTTCCACAGACTTTTAATTCCACGGATCACAAGGAAATATGTTGCGTAGAATCTGCCGAAAGCCGCAGCAAGGCTAAATGTGCTTTTCGTGGCTCTTCTTGCGCTTACCGTATAGGTGTTCAGATTACGTCCTAAAGAGTTTGCGGCTCTCCCGGATGCTGCACCGGTAGATGCCAGTCCTGCCAGTGCGTTTGTCATTCGGATAATGTTCTCACTGACATTTGGAACGGTTGAAAGAGTTGTAAATAACTGCTTCAAATTCTTTGCCAGTAAAGGAATGTTCGTGATTGCTCTGCCGGATGCCACACCACCAAGTCTTGAAATCGAAGATGCTATGCTAGCAATATCCACTACTCCATCTACTTTAGTTCCTGCCATGTCAGCAGAAAAAGTCTTCAGTGCAGATGAAATCCTGCTTAATCCGCTTGTATCTATTTTCCCCATTCTGTTAATGGAATTTGTCAATGTGGAGATATTCTTAATACCGCTCGTATTCATGGAACTGGCGGCATTTGCGATACTCTGTATGCTATTAGAAATGCTTGTCAGTTTGGATGTATCAATAGACAAGCTTCTCTGAAAATTCGTAAGACTTGATGCAAGTTTATTCAGCGCATTAGTTGCTTTGTTCGCATCCGCACTGATTTTTATTTGAAGATTATCAATATCTGCCATACTGCACCGCCTTTACCGAAATAAAAAAGGAAGTGTCTGCCACTTCCAAGAAAAAGAGCGGTAAGCTGTGACACCTACCGCTCCTAAAATTACTTTTTGAGATATGCCCTTGTAACCGCACCGACTTTTCCATCTACAGTGATTCCAACACTCTTTTGGAATGCTTTTACTGCATCAGAAGTGGTTTTTCCAAAATATCCGTCAATGTTCGTCTTACCTTTCGCATTTACAGACGGCATAAAGCCTTTCCTTACAAGTTCGTACTGCACCCACTTGACATCATTTCCCTTCATCATTGCCAGACGCTTGTAATAAAGAAGTCTTTCCGGCTCTGTATAAGGGTTTCTATATCTTGTAGAATCCTCATATACGGCATCTAACTCCTTGTACCATACATTCATGTCTACATTGCCTACAATGCCGCCTACACGACCTTTAGAAGTATACTGCCATCCTACCATGTTCGGTACTTGCGGTTGATACTTCACATTACACTTGCCGTTATTCTTGCCGTACCGTGCAATCCACATAGGATAACTCACACCGCCATAAGGCTTAATGTATGTCTTGTAAAAACTTTCCCCAGTGTATACACCGAATGGCAATCCTGCATCGGTGATTACCTTTCCGTAAGCATTGATAATAGAAATAATATTTTTGCCAAGACCTTTCATAACGGCATCTTCAACATCAAGATATACTGTTACTTTTCTGCCATTAAGAATAGTAAGCACTCTTCTTGCATCAGATCGTGATTTTGCAACCGTTGTAATATATCCGTATTCATATACTCCGTGCACATGGACATTGTGCTCTTTACAACCTTTCCAGTTCTCTTCAAACTTCTTGTCCGGGTTCAAATCCTTACGGATGACTTTCAAAATAGCAAAATCAATACCGTTCTGTTTTACCGCCCACCAGTTAATCGTCCCCTGGTATGAGGACACATCAATTCCTGTTAAACTCATGTTTGTTTCTCCTTTTTGGGATGTGATAATTCAAAATTAGCCTGCATTGCCATAAGTCCTGCAAGGAACGCTTTCCTTTGCTTCTGAATTTCTTTTTCATTATTAGCAATGTCAGCACGTTCTATAATAGGCTTGTCAATATACTTCGATTGTGCTTTTCGACCGTTTAGGCAATGGTCTACGGCAACAGATGTTGCTGCTAGTCCATATTCTCCCCACCACATCCACATTTCTCTGTCTCTCTGCTTCATTTCTAGCTTGTACGCTTCTGCATAAGGCTCTAAATCCGCAGGGCAGGAAGAATCTATATCTTTTACTGTAAATCCGTATCCTTTTGTGCATAAAAGCCACATAGGACGTACTTCTTTACAGTATATTTCCCATGTTAGTTCTCTGACTTCTCCGGTGCTTTCTTGGAGTTCTTCTCCTGCTCCTGTTTCAGGAGCTTCGCTAAAAAACCGTTTTCAAGCAGTTCTCCTTGCACATCAGCAAATAATTTCTGAATGTCAGATTCGTCAGAATCGAAATAATCATCAAGCATGGAATAAACCTCGCTTAACTTTGCTTCTTTCTGCTCTTTGTTGTAAGGGTCGAAACCGTATTCATCAGAGTGGTATTTCTGTAAACCTACAAGAATCAGTTCCGGCAGTAACATGAGAATGTTATTCACGGATTCAATGCCGTCTTCCTGCTTTTCAAGGTTTGCCAGTTTCTTAATAATGTTGTTTTTTACGGTTGCTTCGTAACCAAATTTAATGTTCAGTTCCTTTTCTCCAAATTTTACTTTCAGCATATTTTATCCTTTCCCCAACATTTTGTTGGAAAGGAGCCGCCCGAAGACGGCTCTCTTTTTGCTAAATTAATGTTTCATCTACCGCTTCATCAAAGTCAGCCACGGAAGTGTTATTTGTTTCTGACTGACTTGCTATTCCCCCGTTGTCAGTGCAACGGTAGCATCCAATCCCTTGTATTCCTCAATGGTAAGATTCATTTCGATCGTCAGAAGTTCATTCTGTCCGATCTCTGGCTGTGGAATCTGCTCAGGTGGCTGTGCCACAACGAAGAAAGATTTCTCTTCTCCGGGAATGACAGTTTCAAACCACATTCTGTTTCCACCAGTAAGAGCCTTGTAGGCTGTGATAAGTGCAGTCCATTCAGCCACGGTCTCTGATGTAAAGTTGACTGTGACTGCAAAAGATCCACCAGTATCTGCACGACCTTTTACATATCTGGTGATTGCATCTTCTAACGCAGAAGCATCAATCTGTTCCGGTTCAATGTTGATGCCGCCAATGGCATTAATTCTTGTAAGTTGCTTAAAACTTGTAGGTTTTGTTCCGGCGGTTGTCTCTGTACCATATCCGAAAGTAATACCTAAAGTAGAAATTCCGGCTGCTGCCATAATTTATACCTCCTTAAATTTGCATAAAAAAATAGAGCCATATGGCTCTAATAGTTACAATGTATCATCAGCACCTACTGTTCTTCTGAACCGTGCAGTGCTTCTGTATGTGTCCTGCGAAGTATTATTGAACTCTGGCATGGAAGTTATTTGAAATCGCAGACGTTTGAAAAGTCCGGCAACCGTAGACATGATAGCTTCGGCTTCTTCTTGACTTTTGTTGGTTATCACATCCACCTGGTATGATGCTGTGATTCCATTAACAGAACGTGCTTCAAGGTCTTGTCCTGTCTCTGCGAACGGCATAGCATGAAAGTACACCGTAGGGAATGTAGGGTCTGACAAATCCTTGCTTTTGTCCGTCACATAAGCTTTAGGATGGCTCTGCGGTATCTTCATTTTTAAGTACGATGCAATCTTGACTTTGAAATCTGATACCCACTGATATTCATTATCCACTACCAAACACCACCTTTGCTGTCTGTGATACAATATCACGAAGTTCTATTGCAGTCAGGTACATAAATGGTCTTGACGGCATACCTTCCGTAAAATACCATTTGCCATCATCCGCAGGATAAAACCACCCATATCTCCCATCCGCAAGTTGCCTGATAGTTTTACCGCTTGCATACTGCCAGTCAACACCTTCTGGTAGTTGATATGGATATGGCGACTGCTTTCCAACAACACCAGTACCAAACTCTACGAAAGCCGCATGGTCTGTACCTGCAACCACCGCCCAAACACCGCCACCTTTTACGGATCCAACATATTCCGAATGAATGCTTTGCAAAAGTTCCGATGTAAATATAGCATCAAGGTCAGCAATTTGGACCCTAGCAATCTCTACGCCCTTTTCTGCCAGTGTTTCAGCCAGTAGCCTACATTTATACTCTAAGCTATTTTCATAGTCTCTAAGAGCCTTTACAGCCGCTTGTATGGACTTTTGGTCAAACAGGTTGATATTGATTGTCTTTTCCATATCACTTCACCGTCTTTTGCAACAAAAACAAATCTGCTGTCAGTCCCTCGTCTGCAACACCTTTGACAACATAGTCCGCAGTCTTGTTGTCCACAAGTCCGTCATCGTCACGGCCTACTTCTGACTTCTTCCAGATAACGTCCCCTGCCTTAATCGGCAAATAGCCTTTGTCGGTCACAATCTGACAGTACGAACTGGAATCATCAATACCAAATTCTTTTACCAGTACTTCCGACAGCTTATTACTGATGTTGGCAGAAAAAAGGACGGGTTCAGAATATCCAGTAGTTTCTCTCAAAACCACTGGAATCCTTTCTCCGTCCATCTCGATGTACTTTATTTCTCCGTTTTCGTCCCGGTCATAAATCGTGACTTTTTCTCCCTGCCGTGAGTACTTCATTTCCTGCTTGTTAATGTCAAGCATCTTTCTTCACCTGCTTGTAAATCTGATTTACACCAGTGCTTGCCAAACCGGAAACAATTCCTACCGCAATCGCATTCAGTACATCATTTGCCGGGAAATCCGGAATAACATACATTCCTACTACTCCGAGAATGCCACCGACAATGCCGACAACAACCGGGATGTAGTTATCCTTAATAACCGGAATCAGCTTCGCTCCAATACCGGCAAGATAGCAAATAACCACGATTGCAACACAAGTTCCTACCTGTGAAAAATCCATCATTCCTTACCTCCGTTCTCTTTAATGTTAAGTCTTTCCTCAATTCCATCAAGTCTATGATGTGCAGATGCCGTACTGGCTTCAACCTTTGTCAGCTTCTGTTCATGCTCTGCAAGCTCTTTCTTCATCTCTGAACGCTCGCTTTTCATTTCATTGATAGTATCAAGGATGGTGTCCAGTTTCATGTTGATGCGTGTGTTTTCTTTCACACGTTCCTCAATATCCTTTGTGTCTGTTCTTTTGCTGTTTTTCAGACCAATGTAGACGGAAAAACCGAGTGATAACACGCTTATAATGATTGCTGTAGATAACTCTATAGTCACATCATATACCGCCTTCCTAGTTTGTTGGCACACCGCCCACCACCCTTAAAGTGTGCCGCCTGCAACCTTATTACTGGAATCAGTAACATGGTCACGCACAATCTTCTAAACCCCTCGATTTCGATGGGGTTATAAAACTTTTGCAAATGGAAAAACACCCACAAACAGTTCTTCCCGGTCTCTCCATGTTCTCGACACACCATTTTCTGAATAGCTTGCCATGAAGTTTTCACCGGCTTGCGATCTGTCATACACGACAAGATTAACCACAACGGACTGAAATTTTTTCATATCCGCAGCAATCTTCTCTTCCGTGTAACTTTCCGGGTACATTCTTTTTGCTCTGATGTCGGCTTCTGCTTGACTGATAAGTTGTTCCAAAAGCGGATTTTCTTCAAAATGGTCAAACACGACCTTGGAGCTTTCAGAATCACTTTTAGAATCAATATGAAATTGTTTCAGACGGATTTTTACTTGCTCCAAAGTCGTATATTCTGCCATGTGTTACCTCTTATTCATCCTTTGCTACTACTGCCTTGCTGCCAGCCTTAACTGCCTTGTAAGATCCATCGCATTCTACTACGGTAATAATCTTTCCAGTTTCTGCGGTAATCTCTTCGCTACCGTCCCATGCAGCCCACGTCTGTACAGATTTTCCATAAGTTACAGTTTGAGCGGATTCTCCAATCTTGTACTTATAAGAGTTACCTGCGTCTTTGCTAGGGCTTACAGTAATCTTTGTTTTACCATTATCTGTGGCGCTTGCAATACTGGTAACAGTCAATGTACCAAGAGTGTTATCTCCTGTAATTGTGGACACTACAATGCCGTCAATTCTTTCTGCGAAAAGAACAATGCCAGAAATGACAGTGTCCTTACAGGTCATGTTGTCATAATCCGGCGTTTCATGGATTCCAATATATCCGGTTGCATCAGAAGTAAAAGTGAATGCTTCATCCAGATCCGCACCGTTTACAGGAATGTAGTACAGAACAATATTATCTTTTGCGGTTGCATAGATGCTTCCCTTTGGTACAGAACTGTTAAAGATAACAGTGCCAAGTCCAAGGAAGTTCTCTACATAGGTCATGCCAAAAGCATTTTGTAAAGAGATTTGTGCGGTTGCCAGATAATCTGCCACATCCAGCGGATTCATGAAGTATACTGCTTGAATTTCATCATCTTCAAACAGCACCTGTAACTGTCCCCATGCCTGTGCAAGTGCAGCCTGGAAATTCTTTCCAGAAGCAGAGCCCGTGCCAGTAGAAAGAAAATCAAAGAAGTTCTTACGGATTCCCTTCTGCACATCTTTCAGCATTTCGTCGCCAGTCATTACAACCGCTTGATCGTACCCCTTTTCGATGATGGCTTCTGCGGAAGTGGCTTTTCTCCACTTCTTCAAAGTAATCTCTTCATAGTTGACGGGTACAGTTTTGTATTTAGAAAGAGGAATGGTATCTCCTTCTGCAACCAGTCCATCTTGAAGAGTTCCTACTGCCTTGTAGGACTTCAACATGGTTCCTGCTGCCTTAGGGATTTTTCTGGTTACTCCAAGGGCTTCTACCAACTTTTTAATGGAATACCCAAAAAGGTTTACGAACTCAATTTCTCTTGCTTTTGCAAGGTCATCTTTCTTAATCAGATTGTTTTCTGCTGCCATAGTTTATACCTCCTTAAATAAATCTTGGTTCATTGCAATAGCACGTCTACGCTCATTTCTGTCCGGAATTGCCATAATCTGATCTTTGGTCATACCAGAGTATTCGCCGCCACCGATATTCACTCTTGGTCTTGTGCGCATCCATTCAGCCTGTGCTTCTGCTACTGCCGCTTTTTTTTCGTTTTCAATAATAGTTGCAATGGCGGTATGGTCAGATTCCGAAACCGCATCAATCAACTTTTCAACAGATTTTTCAGAAACTCCCTTGTAGGCAGCTACTGCCTTAATGTGGTTAAGTTCCTTTCGCATGGACTCTCTTTCTTCGTCCGCAATTCTCTGTGCTTCTGCTTTTGCTTCCGCTTCCTGCTCTTCCGCAGTCTGCTTCGATCGAAGTTGTTTCTTGTACTCTGCTGCTTCCGAACTAGCTTTATCAGATCTGTTTTTATACTTCTCTTTTTCAGCTCTTTCCGTAGCAAGTTGCGCCATGAGTTCTTCAACAGTAGGCTGTTTGCCTTCAATCTGTTGTCCACTAACTTCTGTTGTTTGTGTTTCTGTTGTCTGTGTGGTTACATCTGCCATGATTTTTACCTCATTCTTTCTTAATCTTGCTCTTTATACTTTTTCTCTAAGTTCTTGCGATTAACGTCTTCTCTGACGTAAGGCATATATCAAGCCACTGGGAAAACCCAATGGCTTGATATCATGATATTTATTTGTCTGTACGGCTCTTATCAATTAAAGGGCTGTTAGAAATTTGGTCTGACAAGTCTTGCATTGTCCTTTCCGAATTTGGTTCTTTTTCTCCATCCCCACCTTCTCCAGCATTTTGGCTATTTGTTTTATAAATAGTTTCTTGGTATTTGCGAACTCCTTCTCCACTTCTGCTGCATACCTTGCTTGGATCATCGAAAAACGGGATGGAATCAGTAGTATCTTCAATACTAAATCCATGACTGAGCATAGTAGCCATTGCATTCACCTTCGTTGACATTTCGTACGTTTTTTGGCGTTTGATGTTTGGCTCTAAATCCGCTATTGTAAGTTTCCTCATCGGGTCATCTTGCGGAACATAGGAAGATGCATTGATAGCTGCTAACACAACCTCAACCTCTTCCATTTTGCACGAATCAATAATCATTTGCTGTTTTGATGCCGCTGCTTCTGCATGACTCCACCCTGTAGCATCACTCATTGCGACACCAGTACTGCCACCAGAATTATCGTTTCTTTGCGGCACATTGCACTTTTGCAAGATTGTTTGTCTTCGCACTTGTATATTTTTAAGCATTCCTTCGTAGTCATAATTAACAGCAAGTGCTTCTACAATAGGTGTTTTTCCATCGGATGCCGTATATGTTTGCATCCATTCACCAGACTTTGGCTTTCTTACGCTTTCTGTAACTGTACCATCTTCGTTTTTTTCCTCAACAGTAGGAAAATCAACATCATTCGTGTGCCATATAGCTTGTGTATTTTGGTCAACATCATTGGAGAAATCCGAAATCATAAGATTCAAATTATCCATTTCGGAAATTTGCCGCTCCCACACTCCCATACGATCATAAGACCGGAAATACTCAACAATAGGGACAACTCCTAAAGGATTTTTTTCTCCGCTTCTTTCTTCGTGTTTCCATTTATTAGCATCATCTTCAACAGCATCGCCATTGATGATTTTGTTCATATCCCTAATTTCGTATCTGCTGTCTTTACTGTAACAAGTGTAGTATGTACTTCCGCTGTTTTTATCATGCCGGAATGTTACTCCAAGCATTGTTCTTCGATCTGCGTAATAGCTTGACTTGATAACAAATGAAGTCATTGGATTAAGTACATCATATGTAAAATATGCTTTCCCAGGTTTCCATTCTGTATTTACGTCGATTAAAACATTGCAAATAGCACCTATTAACATAGGTCTAGCAATTTCTTGTGTTTTTGTTTTGATTTTTACAAGATTGTATTGCTTATTAAGGTTTTTTACTCCCTCTGCAATCTCTTTATCTTCTGTATCTCCAGTCTGAACCAACGTAATAGGATTCCCGAAGCCGAATGAACTCCAAAATTCCGTTATCTCATTTGCCACATTATCTACGCAATGGCAATCAATGTCTGTTCTTACTTTCTTTTTTCTTTTAAGTGGCTGATTTCCTTCATCATACTCCATGAGGTATCTAATTCTTGCTGCATTTACCCTATGGTCTGTCATGGCATTCCTCAAAACGTCAATGACATTTTTGTATGTAATTTCTTCTACATCCGTATAAAGTACAATTCTTCCAGTTTGCATTTTTATCACCTACATAAATGTCATTCCGCTGCTCTGGTCTCTTTTTGGAAGTTTCTTGATCTCACGTTCTCCGGTCTCCGTATGGTAAAAAACCATTTTATTGCAATTCCGGCACTTATATGTCTTGTCGATGTGTGATTTTGCACTACATTCACCGACCAACCGTCCGCATCCCGGACAGTACACTCTAATTTTTTGGTTAAAAATCATAAATACCTCTTTTCTGCGCACAAAAATACCGCCCACATAACGCAGACGGTATTTCCGGTCATTCACCTTTTAGGAGGATTAGAAAACATCTTGAATATTTTCGTCAGTTTAACATTACCATTTTTTATATATGACATTCAATGACATCATTCATTCAAATATCCTTCTCCGTATTTCTTTTCAAACTGTTTCAATGCAGTTCCGTGAAGTCTTACAACCTGTCTCCATGAATATTTCATTTCTGTTGCAATCACTTCAAAAGTTTTCTTTTCAATGTACCTTGCAAACAGAATATTGTATGTGTTTTCATCTTCCATGCTGTCTATCTGCTGTATGATTTTCTCTTTTTTATCGACAAGTTCGTCCACCATTCCATCTATTTTCCGTTCCATTTCATCAATTTTGGCATATTTTGTTCCTATTTTGTCAAAATTCGGTGTAGTCTGTACCCTTTCACCGCTTTGCGGAGCAGATATGCTTACCGCCATATCTTTGAGTTGTGCGATTTCTGTGAGTTTATTATTTATCATCCGATTAAGGCGGCTTATCTGCCCTAAATATTCTTTTGTTGTCATCTGTTTTTTCCCCTCTTTCTTTTTTCCCTTAAATAACATAGTAAATAAACTTCATCATACCTTGTATCTCTGAATCTGTGATCAGTTAATCTTTTTTCTTTTATATAATCAAGCATTTCCGGTATGTCTCCAATGGTTACTTCTTGCACATCATTTGCAGGTATCCTGATAATCTCATACTCTTCTCCTACAAAATGCATTATTGCTCTTTCTCTAAAATAATCTTTGCTTTCATCTGTGTGGTATAATTCACCATCTATTTCTACAATCTTCTTGATTTTAGGCAAGAAAAAGTCAACTTGATAGTTTTCTATTTTGTAGTTTGGTATATATTCTATATTTTCTTTTTCAAGTTGTAGTGCAAAGCAAACCTCATCTTTACTATTAAAAGAAAATCCTCTGCTGATAATTTTTTCTGCAATTATTTCTTTCTCTTTTTCATAATCATACTCATTATGCAAATACTTTTTATGTGCTTTTTTCATTTTTAAAGCAGCATCATCAATCCTTGTGATTTGCTTTAACTTTTTTATTTTATTTTCGCATTCTTCGCAGACATATTTTTTCTTTTCAACGTTTTTCCCACAAAATAAACAATCTTTGGTCACAATTTGATTTACCTCCTATATAGGGCTTGACAAAATTACTGTTGGCTTTATGTATCCGCTACGCATCTCATTTTCAAACAGTGCAATGCTATCCGGCGCATCATCGTGTTTTACTTTTCCGCTACGTGTCATAGTAGTTAATTCCTTCATGAATTTGTAGTACTGGCTCTGCCTGTCCATTTTCTTGAAATCACGGAAATAGTAATCACGAATTACATTATCCCTTGCATTTTCCATTCTCGTAATTTTGTTGGAACAGTTAAACTTAAACCTTGCGCTACATCTTCCTCCCTGTGACTTTACAATGTCCATAACATCACGACCAAAATATTCCCCGGCACTGTTGCTCTCAAAAGTGACTGTTTTAACATTGTGCTTAATAAGCATATTTGCGCATTCAGGCTTTGTGAACTGTGTTCCTGCATTATCAAATACTACATCAACGATATATACCTCGTTACCGTACACATATCCGACTGGCATAGCGCAGCTATCTTCTCCCTTGTCGGCACTATCGCAAGCCGCCATGATTGCATCCGGCTCTCTGTCAACTGGAAGTTCCTCAAAATAATTCAACTCACTTTCAGAGAACATTCTTCCCTTTGCTTCGTATGGCTCTTGTTGGAACTCTGCAGCCCAGGTTTCTTCGGAAACAAGTTTTCTTTCTTTCCGGTAATAGTCCGTAGTGAATATTTTTCTAAGACCTTTTTTGTCCTTTCGGTAAATTTCCCAGTTACTTTCATCTGTAACAGGATCAAGTGCCGGAATTGCAACTTCTCTCCATCTCCACCCCAATTCATCAGCCTTGTTCTGTAACGCTGTAATAGGGTCATACAGGCTGTATTTTGTTCCTTGGATAATAATGGGTGTACCCTCTAATCTACGCCCTAAAACGTCATCTGTGACCTTTTCACACAGGAACTCTAATCTATCACGGTTTCTTGCTTCCTCGTGATTTTTTACGCAGTCATCAATATAGACAAGCACGTTTGCTTCGGTACAACCTACGATTGCGCCATCAATAGGTCGGCAAGTAAATGTTGGAAAGATATTCTTACTTTTAAGGTCTATGGACAGATTCTCTGCACTCTTGTATCCATCTTTGCTTATTTTTGTAGCTTCCGGAAAAACACTTAAAAACCGCTGATAGGTACTTTCAGTTTCAAATCCTTGCAAAAGGCCACCGTAAAACCTCTTTACCAGTCCTTCACCTTTTCCAACACCGAAAATACTTCCGTCTGGGTCTCTTCCGCCCATCATCTGTGCCAGTTTCAGCCCACCAGTGGTCTTACCAGTACGTTTTGGTTGTGAAACTGACAGAAAATCCAGTTTTCCATCGTAAATCTCTTGATATGCTCCTACTACTGGCTTTAGAACCTGTCTTCTAGGAAAATAGAACCTCTTCCACGGGTCTTTTTCGTCAATTTCGATGTAATAGAAAAAGCTGTCAACCAGATAAGCTGCTTCGTACATTAAAACATTGTAGAATTGTTCTAAAACCTTGTATGATGTGTCATTACCTCCTGCGTATACTTCCAAATCAGCAACTCTTCCACCAGTCTTGTCCTTGACATATTGTGCAATGTAAGATTTTGCTTTTGCAGATTGTTGCAATCCGTATTGAACATCATGTTCTGACCGGAATGAAACCGCCAAAGCATCTATGTACGCATCAATGACCTGTTCATCAATTCCCTTGCGCTGTATGTAATTGTCATAGCTGTTTACTGCCGATATAAGGCTCTGACTTGCCAATATAAAAGAGCCTCCTTCCCTAAAATTTTGGAAATTTGGCTCTCTGCGTAGGCACTCTACGGCTGGTGCTCTGAAATATTTAATTCAAAAGTTTTAATATTCTGTCACAAAATCTTATATGACTTTTTAGTAGTTCCTTTCTTGTATGGTCATTAACAGGAACACCATCAAAACATTCTGCGTATTCGTTTATCCTTTCCTGTGAAATTCGCTTTTCTGTTTCTAAAAAATCAAAAACCTTATCCTTTGGTAAATTTACACCGATTATATTGATTTTCCCACACTTTGGACATTTGATTTCAGCCTGTCCGTTGAATTTACCTAACAGGCGGTTGCATTTGCTACAACGATGTTCGGACAGTTTTACATAAAAACATTTTTTCAAAGCTTCCTCGTCTTCCTTTGTATCTGCCACTACAATCGGGTCTTCTCCCAGTGTTGTACATTCAATTTTTACATTTTCAATATTACCGATGTTTTTAGGTGTGACCTGTCGAAACGCATCACGTTCTATGCTCTCAATTACTGCCGTCATACTCATTTTTTCATCCACCTACTTTCATATCAAGCATATATAATATTTCCTGTTCGGATACTTCTTTTGCTCCTTCTCTAACATGAAACAGTATTTCCATTAGTTGTTGATTATCTTTATCCGTCATTCTGTTTTTATCAATTGTTTCATCGATGCAGTAATATAAACAATTCCCATATCCAACACCTAAACGACTTCCATAAAATGATTTTCCAACAATATCATAATTTTCAGTTTTTAAAATATCGTGCTGATAATCTAAATCGCACCACTTTTTATTATCTTCCAGTTTCTTTTGAAGATATTTTAAGAAATCTACTACTCTTTCTTCTCTATCACTGATGTATAATATCGTGTCTTTCATTTTATTTCACAATCCTTCTGCTTTCTTCCATCACTTTACAGTTCCTTGCAAAATCTCTTTCAATAAAACTTTGCGGTATCCTTCCAAAATTTTCCAAAGCGTACTTATCTACCGCTTCTTTGGAAACATCTATACCAAAATTTCGTAATGCTTCTGTTTGCGGTTGATAATCTGATAAAATTTTATTCATTCTTCATCCACTCCTCAAACTCTTTCCGGCATTTAGGGCATAAGTCATAATTTTTCTCTTCTGTTGAAGTTTTACTATTCAATAATACGCCACAAATACCAAGACTGTATGAAGTTTTCTGTGTTTTAGTATTTATAATTGTGCTGTAATTATATTCAATTTCAACACCGCATCTGTCACACGTATGCCATTCAGATAAATGTTTCATATCACACCTCGTATCCTTCTTTACGGCACTGCTCTTTTATGGTTTCCGGCAACTCAATCCCTTTTTCTTTTACGTATCGAACCATTTCCGCTATTTTCTCCTTGCTGATTTTTTCTATGATTTCAGAATCTTTCAGTCCTGATTCTCGCAATTTTAATATCTCGTTCCATTTTGAACCTTCTATCTTTGAACAATATTCTTTGCCGTAACTGATTTTATGGTATACATCTATCACTCTTGCATCTATGTCTTCTTTCCAAGATAAAGTTAAGCAAAAATGAGCGTTTTCGCAGTTTTCGCAATTCAAAGGCATATTTACTAATCCTCACTCAATATCCGTCATTATTCTCAATAAGCCATTCTTTCAATGCAACGTGTGCTTTTGCGAAGCATAATTCCATGTCCGTATCATTTTCATGTACGAGAATCGCATCATCACCATCTCTTCTACACTCAGGATAGTCGTTTGCGCATCCTCGTTTGTAAATATAGATTCCCCAGTCACATATCTTGCTATATGTTATTTCAAGATGCATCGGAAAATCTTGTGTCTTTTCATCAAAAAACTTTAAGAAATCATTCATCCTCATATCCTCCGTAACCCATGCAGACGGAATCGAACCGCCGACACACATCCTATGCGGATGCTGTTCTACCACTGAAACTATACATGGGAATCGCACCGTAAAACCTTTTATGGCTTGCGCTTGCCATAACCAAATGTGCACCGCCTACTTGTCACTGACTATCCACAATCTCACAGTCTTGTCTGTTCTCTACTTCATAGGCTTGGTTTTCGCTAAACATATGTGGCTTACGTTTTAGCTAGGGAATAGTTGCACGGAGAGTCGAACTCCGTCAGACCAAACCATGCCAATGCATTTCAAATCTGCAAATTCTACTTTGCAAAGAGTTTTCTGTTCCCGATAATACAACTACTATCCATATATTTCCCATCGACCTGAACTATTGCAGTAGTACCAGACTAAGTGGAGATAAGGATAAACGCCGTACACAGGATTTGAACCTGCAAGCCTTTTACAGCCAACGGTTTTCAATACCGCTCCCTCACCACCCGGACATACGGCGAATATAGCAGTGTAGTGGAACTGCTATATCCGAAATTGCTTTTGCCACTACTTTGTACAATCTCATGCGGACTTTCTATACCGCTTACGGCAAACCTTTTCCCAGGTTGATTGTCGTAAGTTTAGCGCAGATACAAGGACTCGAACCTTGACAGCATTTCTGCTGGATAGCTTAGCAAGCTACTGTGTTACCATTACACCATATCTGCGTATCGGTGGTTTTTTACTTGGTTATCACCACCCAAGGATCTTTTAGTCAGCCGCAAGCGGCTCTATCAAGTTCCCATGAGATAAACATTAACCGGTGTATTTATCCCCTATGCTTCTGTAATGAGCATACTCGGAGTGTACTTGCAACAACACCCATTGTGACGAAGGGACTCGAACCCATACCACACAGTTTAGAAGGCTGTTGCTCTCTCCATTTGCGCTACGTCACAATGTGCGTTTCCATAAGCTGTATGCCTACATTTAAGGAGCTGACGCAGCGCAACACTTATGGCTATTTTTTTAATGTAGGGCATCCGCCAGTCACCTACGTGTTGAGTTGGGAGCGACCCAACCCCGTGGGGAAAGAAGGAGTCGAACCTTCGGTGTTTCTAATGTCACGGTTTTACAGACCGCTGCAATCGCCACTATGCATATTTCCCCAAAACCTGTGCCGTATAACCACGACTAAACTTCTGGCACACATATCTGCCACCTACCGATTATTGCAATCACGGTATCGTCTTATCACCGCAGATAAAGTTTTCTCCGCTATATAGTTGCAAGGCTTCAAGCGGTTACGTGGAAAACCCTCACGAGCCTTGCGACGGCTCTTAACAGCATTCCGCTATGAGGTGAAAGGAGTATTCCATGTAGGTGGAATATTCGCAGATGGCAAAGACCAAAAGAAGAAAACATCTGCGAAACAGGACTACCAGGATTCGAACCTGGGAATGCAGCAGTCAAAGTGCTGTGCCTTACCGCTTGGCGATAGTCCTAAACTCCGGGAGAGAGACCATCTGCTCCCGGATTATTTCCGTGAAACACCCTATCTTTATCTAAAAAATTGTCTCGCCTGTGTACGGTACTTTGAAAAACTTGGTGTTGTCGAACGCATATTTCCATTTTTCGTTTCCCACACACAGGCTACATACACTCTTGATGCCTTGATTTCTCTGCCACATATCCAATGCCAACACAACACCGGATATTCGGCAATAACAATGGCTTTATGAATTTAACCCATTCAACATTGTGATATGGGATAATTCGCATAATCTCCGGTAACCACATAAATTATACCCACATAAAAGTTATTCCAAATGCAAGGAACATTGCGAACGCAAATAAAATAACTCCGTCTGATGCTGTTTTCTGTTTTGGAGCATACCATAAAGCAGATATTGCTAAAACTGTCAATACCAACGTTGTCATTATTTTTAAAATCATGAATCCAAGCATTTTTTCTTCGTCCTTCCTTCAATTTCATCGATCATTGCCATTACCAGTGCTTTAGCAAACTGGCTATTGTTATGCATTTTAATCAGCAGATTGCCTTGACGGATAAGATATTCCCAGTCTTCATCCGTTTTCGGATTAGCACACTCTTTATGGATTTTCCAAACCTCTGTGTAGATTTCTTTAATCTCCGGTGGCAATTCACATTTCTCCTTAACTGGTAAATCTTCTTTAGGCTCTTTATCAAGTCTGCTCTTTTGGTGCTCCATCTGACAGCTAACCATTTCCGTAACGTTCTCACGGTCTCTCTTGATTCCGTGACCTTGCAGAAACAACTCACATTGCAGGACTTCACCGCATTTTGAACATTCGTCTTTTATCTCTTTCCCAAATATCTGCATACACTTAATCTCTACCAGTGACTACCGCTCTTAAAAATACTCCGATGATGAACAGGATATATACCCATGCAGGAGCATGTAATTGAAACAGTATCCATGCTAAAACTATGTAAATGAAAATCATTACACATCACCCTCTTCCCTATTGTTTGCCCGATCAATGTCAAAGCCTTCCGGGTAACGTGCCTTAAGCTTATCTACATTCATCTGCATAATTTCATCAATACTCCATCCAAACGATTCACAAAGCATTGCCAGATACCAGCAAATATCTCCTGCTTCTTTCTTCGCATGGTCAATATCTAGCGGCTTCTCATGGAAAATCCACTTTTTAATCATGTCGTTGAACTCGCCAACCTCGCCAGATAATCCCAAGCAAGCATTTAATATGCCACCAATTGATACATCGTTTTTTGAATCTATTACTTTTCTCTTTTCAAAATCAGAGTATGTATGCTCGCTAATCACTTTGCAAAGTCTGTCTGTTGCATTGCCATCATTTGTTCTCATTGCTAATTTCTGATATTCTCTTCCAGTCATTGTTTTTTCTCCTATACACCCTTTTTATTTTTGAGGAAATTTGAGGGACTAAGTAGGGGCTGTTCGCTGGTCCTGCCAGACCCCCTCCCCCTGTGTGCTATGTTTCTTTTCAACTATTCGTTAAACTTGTCTTTCACGCAGTCTTTATTGACACGTCCTTAACTATCCCCTATTTCCGCACGTTTCCGCACTTGTTGCTACTCATTTGCATCTGTATTGTCACTGTCATACGTTCCGGAATCGGTCAACATTGATTTATTTTGTCCAAAATTTGTGTCTAATCGTGGAAGTTGGTCGGCTGTCCTGGTTATCTTGTGTACAATCTCTTGCTGTGTGGTCTGTTTCCGCCCGTGGTCGTTGTTTAATCGTTCCGTTGCTCCCAGCGCATTCCGCAGATTAAAAGCAACAAGCTGATCACAATCTGCATCATCTAACCAATTTACAAAAGCTTTTCTGACCTCGTCCATGCTCGATGTACTTGATTTAGTCCTCCATGCACTCAAAGCCTGTTTAGATATCCCTGTTAATATCTTAAATGTATCAGCTGTAGCAGTCATATCATAAGCATTAGCTAACTCCCTAAGATATAAATAAACCTCATACAACAGATCTATGTTGTACGCATTGTAGTTAGTTAGCATTTGGTTGATACTATTATCCACTACGTTTTGGGGTATATCTTTTAATACATTACTAGGTCTTATATAATTGTTATATATATATTGCATGGCACCATTAAAAACCGGTTGCCGTTGTGATCTCATGTCATCGATGCCATAAGCTGCACAATAATCGTCAAAGTATTTCCGGATATTTTTTTTAATCTCGTCAATGTTTGGAATCTCTCTGACGTCCTGCACCGCTCTACACCTCCTGAAATCTGCAATAAAAAAATCACAAGCATCACTCAATAAACCTATGTCTTTTGATCTCCTCCACAGATCAGGTAAAAACATAAATCTAAAAAAGTGACAAGCTAGTGACTTCTTGTCGTTTCCGGTCTGCCGGCTCCGGTGGTCTTGGTTACAATCTGGGCGGCTGCGTATCCAGAGGGGGTTGGATTTGCTCCGCTGTCACTCGCACCGTGTTAACGTCGGCTCCCTAACTGCTTTTATCATACCATAAGTGTTATTTATAAATCTACAACAACCTTTTACGTGTTTGACAATTTGTTGTGGTGGTATGTCTGCCGGTGATCCTGAGCATATAAAAATCATGCGATTAAAAAATATCATCCGTGTAAATTTGGCAAATAGGATTTTTTAACAGACAGACAGGTAATTTTTGCAGATGGGCACATAGTGGCAGTTGGTCTGCTCTAGTATTTATATATACTTGGTTATACAATGTCTTTCTGCTCTTATTTACTTTTATTTTATCTAACCTTTATTTTATCTAATCTTCTTTTATTTAATCTGCGTCTACAAAATGTCTACAATTTGTCTACAAAATTTAGCACGTTAAAATATCGCAGTGAAAATAGATCAAGAAAAGCAGGCTGTTACACCTGCTTAATTCTTGTTTATGCTGTTGCTCTTTCTGTTCTTCTGATCCGTTCCGCTCTCGCTGTGATCCGGTCAATTAGTGCCCTGTCACCGTATGCGGTTTTGCTGGCCAATAACTCCGGGTCTGTCATGTTCTCCAGTGCTTGGAGCGTTTCCGCTTGCACCGTCTCCAGTGCCTGGAGTTCTGCCAGGTTAAATTCTTTCAGCCGTTCGGATTCCGTTGTTTCCAGTTGATCCCGGTAGTACCGGAAGAACTGCCGGACGTTTGAGCGGATCCGGGCGGCTTTCTTTGCTGTGATCTGCTCCGGTGTTCCTGTCATTTCGTTCGCTCCTTTCGTTTTTTTGTATCTTGATTATATATCATGCTATATAACATGTCAATAGATTATTGCAATTATTTATTGATATTTTTTAAAAATTCCTCAGCGTCTACAACTTGCGGTTGCTCCGATGCTTTCCGTTCTGCTCTCCTCTGCTCCTGGAGCTGATGCAATCTTTCATTTGCTTGCATCAATGCAACCTTTTCTTCTACCTCTGTACGCTCTGTATTTTCCTTTTCTGCGGTCTTTCCCGGCTCTTGTGGTAAATTCTCCGCTTGGCTCTCCAAAGTGTCTAAATAAGCCAATACAGCCGTATTTATTACACCATTTGCGGTAAGTCCTAGATCTGCAATGCGCTCTTTCGTCCCTTTTGGTAACCTGCAAGAGATTATATCCCAATTTTCTTTTGCTTTTTCGTTCTGCCGTCTTGCTCTCTCTCTTGCGTTTGCTGCTATTTGTTCCGGTGTTTTCATTTTTGCCCTCCTATAATATTGTGTATTGCAATTTATAACCTCAATATTTGCTTGCAATTATTGTATCATTATAATTGCAATATTGCAACAATTAACCTTGATATTATTATTGCAATAATTATTTTAATTTTTATGCAATTATGTATTGCAATTTATAATTTTATATGATATAGTTATCTCAACAAATAAATAAAGCCGGTGACACCTACCAAGCGAACACCGGCACCTAAAAAATAAAGTGAGGTACCAAGTATGCAGAATATAACATTTAATGATTGTCCTTGGGCGGTAGCTTACAAGATCGACAAGAGCACACAGGACGACAGAAAAACAAAGGTAATTATTACCGCTACTTTCTCCCATCCAGACAACGCAGAAGATTTTATAAATAACTGCTTGCCAAAGAACACAAATGATAGATTTTTTATAATTCGGCTGGCAGATCTTGAAAACTGCGAGGATGCCGACAGAATCCAGAAAGTTTCTGAATTCTATGCAAAAATTATTTAAGCCGAAACGCTCCGCCATGGAGCGTCAGCCGTGGGATGGTCTCCCGGCTCTGATGATGGCAGACCAGAAAGGGAAAATATGAGAACGTACGAACAGGATTTAAAAGAGCTTAATATTTCAGAGGACGAATTTAATAACATAATTTCGCACATTTACGATAAAACAGCCGATGAAATGGCGGTACTCGCTAAGGCGATTAAAAGCGGCGCGGCTGTTCTCCCGACTGTAAAAAAAGCATTTGAGCGCGTTCTTGCAATTAGACAGGCGGAAAGACAAGAAGCATATAACATTTATTATAACGATTTAAATACCATGTGTTATAGCTGTAAAAAATGCGGTATAAGTTGTAACGGTACAGTTTGTAAAACTTGGACGGGTTGCGCAATGAAAAATTAAGTCGAAACGGCGGAATCTGCCGCTGTCTGCAGGAACTGCCCTACCTGCACCGATGAGACAGGGCGCATGATGAAAGGATGGTTGATAATATGAGAAAAGAAACAATACAGGAAAAAGAAATAAGAATTTTTAATCTTTACAAAAAAGACCTTGAAAAACTCGGGGACGATAACGGGTATATAAGAATGAACGTTATAGAATACGTTTGTAGCTTTCCAAAAATTAATCCTTACAAGATGGCAAAATCATTAAAAAATAGCGGTTACAATGTTGTTTTTGATGATTCCAGTATAACAAGGGAAGAAAACGAAAAGAAAAGACGAAAAGTTGAAAAAATAGCGTAATTAAGCAAGTAAGACAGGCTTACACCGGGGTTCGATTCCCCGGCTTGCTTTTACCCGGAAACGGGAAAAATTGAAAATATGGAGGTATTACGCCATGAGCGAAAACGAACGCAGAAAAGAAGAACTAATAAGACGACTGGACAACCTCGAAGCCTGCAAAGATAACCCGGTATACCTTGCAGAGATCAAGAAAATACGCAAAGAGCTTGCAGATATAAACTGCGAACAATAGCCGCCGCAGAGGATGCCCGCCGGATCACTACCGGCGGCGGTTTTATGGGTGAAATTTACCCAAAAATAAAAAAAAGGAGGTTACCATAGGATGGAAGAAAAGAACATTGAAAGACTATACAAGCTGTTAGAGTGTGCGGAGCGAGAGAAAGACACGGAGACAGCCGCAGTTTTGCGATGGGCAATTTTTGAACTGGAAAACAGATAAAAGACGGCTTGCAACCGTCTTTTTGTCGTGCTATGGGTATATGCTGATCTGTTTTCGCTGCTCTTCTATGCTTTGGAAAGATTCCCAAACATATTGACTTGACGGCTTGCGCTGTCTTGGTGTACAATCAAATATTACAAGGGGATTATACAAAATGCGAAAAGTGGGAATCGGTCATGTATATGACATTATGGAAAGCGTAGCGGATGCCGGGGAACGGCTGGAAACCGTCATAAAGGTTGAGAGTGCCGCCGGTGGTCTGTCTGCGGAATCTGCGGAGCTGTTGCGGTCTGCGTATGATTCCATGCTTTCTGCAGTCGGAGACCTTGCGAAAGCTGCGACACGGTGACAGGTCCAGGACTCGCATTGCAGAAGTGTACAGATGTTCCACGCCTTGAATCGGTCTGAAAAAATCTGCGAAAAAACTCTGAAAACGGATTTTTCAGCTTGAAAAGTGCTACCCAGGGGGGGATTAAAAATTTTTGCATTATATTTTGACGAAAAATTTTTCTTTCAAAAACCTATGAAAACGAGATTTTCGGTTGAAAATGCAGACCTACGGGGGTATCAAAAGAAACACATTAAAATTTTTTCAATACTTCGCATCTATTTATCGACAGAATATCACAAATGTGTTAAAATTTTATAAAATTCAAAATGAAAGGGGTAATTACTCTATGAAACAAAGTGGTTTAGGAATTGCTTCGATGATTTTAGGAATCATCAGTATTTTGACAGCTTGTATAGCTTTCGGAATTGTGCCGGGAATTATAGGTGCTGTTCTTGCTATCATTGCACTATGTCAGAAAGACAAGAAACACGGCACTGCTATCGCAGGACTGACTTGCTCTATTATCGGAATTATTATTTTTGCCATTATGGCATTGTTTGTAAATAGTGTATCCGATAGTAACAAGGAATCTACCGGCACACAGGCATCTGTTTCTGCAATACAAGAAAGTTCTACCGCAGTATCAGAAAGTACACCGGAATCAAAGGTTGAAGAGGTAGAAGCACCCAGTGGTACTGTTATTTCTCCCGGTTACACATTCGATGCGGACGGCTTGCAAGTCACTATTAATGATTTTGACCTTGACTACACTGATTATGAGGATGAATACGGTTGGAACGCTCCTGCTGATGGAACAAAATACATTATGATTGATGTTTCCTATCAGAACAACAGTAAAGATGATAAGTATGTAAGCATCTACGATTTCCAGTGTTACGCAGACGATACAGATTGTGAACAGAATTACAGTGTTGTGGATAACTCTTCGTTGAATGCGAATATTTCAAGCGGCAGAAAAACATCTTACAAGATTGCATTTGTAGTTCCGCAGGATGCGCAGAGTATTGAACTGGAATACGAAACAAGTTTCTGGACGGGCAACAAAGAAGTTATCAAATTACAATAGAATATAGGATTTTAAGGGCATCCGCAAGGGTGCTCTTATTTTTAAACAAACAAAAAAAGAATGTCCTCCACGACAAGGACACTCTTCTTTTTAAAATAAATGCCTGATGCGCTTTTACTGAAAAGTATTGCTACTGTTCAGCTGGTTTAAATTATAACCTGAACACCTACATTGTATCATTCAAGAAAAATTTACGCAAGCATTCTCATGTAATTTTTTATAATTTCATCAGCTACAGCAAACACTTCTCTTCCGTAGGTAGCCAAAAAGTCAGCAACAATCTCTTCTGTCTGAATATCCATAGTCAAATTGTAGGACAGGCAGAACGCATGGCACAATTCATGGCACAGCACACGATCATAGAAATTGCCATGAATCATATTTGATATGTAAATATCTCTTGTGTTCCTGTCTGTCATGCCAAACGTATATGTACCGTCAGAACGCATCAACATAGGACTGTGACTGCCTACGAGCCTTAAATTCCAGTCCATTCCATTTATCGTGAACAACTTACCACCTCCAACATAAAAGGGGCTAAATAAGCCCCTTAAGTGTTTTAACCGATTTTTGTTACCAGTGCAGACAGTTTGTTTCGCAGTACCGTCTTTTCTTCCGGTGTTGCATCGTTGATGATCTCCGTCATGTCGTTTGCAAGTTCGGTCATGTAGGTGTTCAGGTCACGGACTTTTGCTTCTTTGTCCTGCTGTGTATTCGCCTTATGCAGTTCCTTATTTTCCATGTAGGTTCTGCGGCTCATTCCACTTCTTCCCTCTCTTGCATCACGCATACCGGATGAAGAAGTTTCAGTGTAGTACATACGCCCCATGTCTCTGTCCATGTCACGGTGATACATTTCCGGGGTCATATGGTAATAGGGTGGCTCTTCATAACCTCTGCGGTAGGTTCCACGACCTTTAGGTGCAAATCTGCCGTCAGCATAGCGGTAATGGTCATAAAAACGTTTACCACCGTCAACGTAACGTTCAAACATTTCCATGCTTTCGTCCGAATCATATTCCTGCATGGTTTTTGTCAGCTCCCGGTAGTACATAGCTTCCGACAAGTCTTTCATCATGTCGATGACCTTTCCCATTTCGCAAGTGTCTACTTTGTCGATACCCTTGTCAAACTGCGTTTTAGCGCATTCAGAAAGTTTTTCAATCATTTCATGCATTCTCTTAACATCCAATTTATTTACCTCCATATTCTGATATAACTTGTTCTATATCTTTTTTGTTTACCAATATTTCTTTTAATAAAATTTTATAATCGATCTTTTTATCTCTTGATATTAGTCTCAAATCTACTTCTTTCCCGTTGTAATACGTTTTGCAAAATCCACTTAAATTCATAGCAATTTCAAAAGGAAGCTCTAAGTTGCAAACCCTATGGTACATAATTCCATATTTCAAATTGTGGATTTCACATAACTCACTTAATGTTTTTCGCTCTCCATTGTAATCAATGTAAATGTTTCTTCTTGTATTGTTACATTGCTCTTTTTGTGTAATCCAACGGCAATTTGATGGTTCATAGTTTCCGTTAAAATCTATTCTATCTATGGACAATCCATTTTTATAACCATTCTTTACAGACCAGTTATAAAAATTTTGAAATCCATTTTCACCTTTCCATTCCGAACAGACCTTAATGCCTCTGCCACCATACCACATATATGCCGTTTCTTTTTCGTTTTCGCATCTTTTTCTCATAGAGCACCAAATTTTAAATAATTTAGTACCGCTCATCTTGTGTGTAGTTAATTCTTCTACATGGTGCTTTCTGTTTTCTTCATTAAGGCATCCGCAACTCTTGGTGTATCCACCTTTGATTTTTGAGCTTTCAACAATTGTTTCTTTTCCACAAGAACACTTACATTTCCAATATGTCTTTTTGGAGTTCGCCTTATATACTCTTTCAACAACTGTCAGGCGGTTAAATATTTTTCCTGTCAAATCATCAAAATTATATGGTGTATTTCCTTTCTTAAAAGCCATTTCCCAATCTCCTTTATACGTATATACCATTTTACGTATATTATATCAATTTTATAACTTTACGTCAATACGTATTTATGGTAGAATACACTTAAAAAGGAGGTTTTAAAATGTCAAAAATCAAATTCACAACAACAATGGAAAGCGAATTACTGAAAAAGATTAAAATTCAAGCAATCAAAGAACACCTTCCTGTATCAGCAATACTGGAAAGACTTATTAAAGAATACTTGTCAAGCCTGCCTAATAACGATTAAATTAGAGTTCTGAACCTCTACTGCCTGACTTGATGTATTCATTACCGAAACTGTTGAACAACAGCATCTTGGAACGTCAATATATGCTTGTGAACTAACATTCTGTAAATTCTCTGCAGCTGCCGGAGTTACAATCATTCTTGTGGACTGTAAAGGTTCCCCGTCTACCGCCAGTGCAAGGGAAATTTCCTCAACAGTTCCACCAGTGGGAATCTGAATGTTGCCGGAATAACTTACAAGGAATCTTGCACGACACTGATTAGTGATACCTCTTAACTTCACAATTCCGGATCCCTCTCTATGATTGATACAGTTACTTCCATTTACGGCAGTTTCGGTAAAAGCAACGTCTGCTCCTGCTGCCACAGTCTGTAATGCTACTGCTGTATATTCAGCCATAATAAAACCTCTCTTTCAAAATCAAAGGGGCAAACCATATAGTCTGCCCCATGTTGTCAGTAATTCTGCATAGCAGACATAACCTTAAGGTTAAGTTACTCGATATGCAGTTTTAGCATCCGCAACCAGTGTTGCAACCACATCCGCATCCGTAATATACATTAGGGTTGGGAACCTGGTATGCCGGGATGGGCGCAGGATTCACAGCGTTGATGATCTGCTGTGTCTGTGCACTCATGGCAGTAGTCAGAAGAGCATTCTGACGATCCTGAGAAGCGGCTCTGCGCAGATCGTTGTTCTCTGCCTGCAGAGTAGCGATCTTATCCTGACATAAGTAGTCAAGGATTGCTCTTGTACCGGCGTTCTGGCTGTCGATAATATCACGAGTGTTGTTATTCATGGTGTTCTGCAATGCGCAAGTATTCGTTGCCATATTGTAGTTTACACCCTGGATAGCTTCACGGGTATCGCAGCAGCACTGTGCTAACTGTGCCTGTAAAGCGTTAGCATTCTGCATTCCTGCTACGGTGTCTGCATTGATAGCCTGTTGGATGCCATAGCCAGTCTGTAAAATGTTGGTATTTACGCCATTAAATCCGGTAAGCATACCATTGTTTACAGCGTAGAATCCGTCACACAGACCGTTGTTGATTCCGTCCAGTTTACCGATGATAGACTGGGTGTCGAACCCTCTTTGCAGTGCAGAATCGGTATAGTAACTGGAATTAGAGCCATTACCGCCCCATCCATTACCGCCCCAACCTCCAAAAATCGCAAAAATTACGACTATGAACCAGAGCCATCCACCGTCACCAAATGCACCATTATTTCCGTAGCCATTTCCGGCAGCCGGAATAACAGGCATGGTAAAAGGACTGTTGTTTGTTTCAAACATATTAGATTACCTCCATAATTTTATTCATAAAGAGGTCTCCCGGGTTTTGTGCACAAACCTCTAATATGCTGTTAAAAAGGAAACTGACTTTTTATCTGTCTTATTACATCATCAGGATTTATACCTTTCGTTTTGCAGATGTTTCTCGCAAGATTTTCTACTCCTTGGAAATCACCTTTTTGAGCCATCCCATAAGCGTTTTTTACCATGTCGTTAGACATGATCTGGCTGTTCCCCATCATATTTTGTATAAACTGTTGCGGATTCCCCATTGACTTAAGCATCTGCATCATCCTTTCTTTGCGATTGTGGAGTTTTCCTTTGCGTTTGCGAAGTTTTCAACTGTTCAATCTTTTGTTCCAGTTCATCGAAACGCTTCATAAATACCGCTGTGGCTTCGTCTGATAGGTCAAATTTCGCCTTTTCTGTGTCTGGCGGTAAATTGTTAGGGTCTGCATCTAAAACAGGCTTGTAAAGCCTTGTATAGATTTTTCCATCTGCTCCCCAGGATTTAGCATAGATCTCCGACAGGTCCTGTTTTGGGAAAAATGCTGTGTTTCCATCCATAGGAACCTCATTCGGTGCTATGCACTCTTGCGCCGGTACAATACGACCGTACATCTGTACTGTGTTTTGCTGTGGCTGTTGCATAAATTGCTGTGGTTGGAATTGCTCCTGTTGTGGCATAAACTGTCCGTACATAGGTGTTCTATACTGCGGATTGAAATAGTTCGGATTCATAATCGGCTGCGGCATGGCTATTCTCCCTTTCTTCCATTGATTCTATCTGTTTCGCAATTTCAACTTCATCAAGTGTCTGATATGTCGGCTTGTTCATAAGTCCCAACGGACTGAAATTCATAAGCATTACCCGTTTCTCCTAAAACTTCCTCGATCACATGAACCATGATTGATTGATACTTAATCGGCACTTCCCTTGTACGTTCTTTGCTGAATATATGTTCCAGTGTTTCATCTGAAAATTTGAATTTTCCCATAAGGTCATCCCTCCTTATGATTAAATTTTTGCATAAAAAAAGAGAGTGAAAATATCATTTTCCTCTCGTTAAAATATCATTTGCATAAGGCTTTTCTATGTACCAATTATGTACCAATTTTTATTAAATTATAAAGAATTATGTTAAATTACGTTAAAGAATAAAATGTCGAAAACACTGATAAACACTGCATTTGTAAGGTTTTGTAAGATTATAAGAAAATACGTGAAATATGGTAAAATATAACGATACCTAATTTCATATTTTTTCATCACCTCTTAAATGCCTTGATTTTACGGCATTTCTTTCTTTAAAATTTGTATTTATGTACCAATTATGTACCACTTTAGATCAAATTACTTTCAAAGCATCTGCAACCATACTTATTTCTTTCTGCTTCTGGTCGTCTGTCGTGTGCACATAAAGATTCATTGTTATGCCTATATTTGAGTGTCCCAAAAGTGTCTGTAATGTTTTTGGCATCATTCCTGCTTCAATACATCTCGTTGCAAAAGTATGTCTTAATATGTGCATTGCAATTTTTCGTATACCTGCTTTTTCACATACTTTAAAAAGCATCGTGTCGTATGTGCTATTTTTAACTGGCGTACCTTTTCTACAAACGAATACGGCATCTTTCCACTCCAAAGATATAAAAGGTAATGACTGATTTTTCTTCTTCTGTAATTTCAACAATCGAATTGCTTCATCTGTCAATGGAATAGTACGATACCCAGATTTACTTTTCGGGTCTCCTTTTCTCCACTCTTTAGTAGAATGTCGGTACTCCATAGTTTTAGAAATAGTCATTGTTTTTTTGCAAAAATCAATATCTTTCCATTCCAACCCAACCATTTCACCTGTTCTTAATCCTGTTTGTAATATAAAGAGATATTGATATTCATAAGGGCAACCAACTATTTCATGGCAGAATTTCTTTTGCTCTTCAATAGTAAGTGCTTCTTTCTTTTCCGACGGTTTTCCTATGTCGTACTTTACCATTTTAGTACATGGGTTTTTAGTAATTATGTCATTTTGATAGGCATAATCAAGCATATTATAAAGTGCTATCCTTGCTTGATATATTGTAGTGGTCTTATAACCGTAATCTGACATATTGTTCATAATTTGTTGACAATGCATTGTATTTACTTCTTTCAGCAACTTATGTCCTATAACAGGAGCAATGTTTTTAATATATCTTTCTCTGTAATTTCTTACCGTATTTTGTCTTACTGTTTTCTCTTTTATAGAAATCCAGTATTCGTACCATGCGTTTACAATTATGTCTTGTGGAAAGTCAATATTGCTATGCGCATCTGAATACTGGTTATCTGCAAGCCACTTTTGACAATCTTTTACCTTTAAAAATAATTTTTGAATACGCTTTCCATTTTTTGAAGTGTATCTTCCCACATAATATCCGTCTTTTCTTTGACTTATTCCTTGTCCCAATTCCTTTCCTTTTAGGTCTTTCCCCAAAACTTTACACTCCTTTCCAATTATGAGAAAAGCCTTATGCAATCTGATATTTTATCACATAAGGCTTTAATTGTCTACAATTCCACATTATCAGAGATAAACTTTTCAAATTCTTTGCGCTTTATTAAACGTTTTTTTCCTACAAAAATTACAAAATTACATCTTGGATTGTTGGAAATTTCTCTGATTTTATTTATTCCTATATTGCTGTATTCGGCAGCTTCATCAAGTGTTAGTGTTACTTTTTCCCATACAGGAACCGTTTTATTCATAACTTCTTCACCTCCGATTTTGTCTTTTATACTTTTTACTCTTCTGTTTACGGTTGCTATCGGAAGAAAAGTTTTTGCAGATATCTGTTCTAAACTCTTACCTCCTGCAAGCAACCAAAACACTTTTTCTTCCTCTTCCGTGAAATTGGCGTTCCGGAAGATTTCTTCAAGTTCTGGCTTAGTCAGTTTTGATAACTTCATAAGCCATTCTCCTTATCTAAATTTCAGTTTACTTAAGTATTTCCACAGTGATTTTAACCCTATCACCGTTCGTAAAATCATAAGAGTTGGTATACCAATGCTTACCATTCTCTACCATATCCTTATGTATCTCGGTGATGTAATCAACTTCGGTCTCCTTGGTCTTTACCCTTGTATTAACTTCTTCCTGCATTGCTTTTTCCTCCAATTCTTCCGTACTATATTTTCGATAGCTGATTCCGTAATTTGTAAATCCACCGGACTGATATGTTATAAGTCGTGACATTTCATCCCTCTTTCTGTTTAGATGCTGCTTTCTTATCGCAAAAACAGCAAAACCGTCCTTCGTTTTTCGGCAGAAGGCTAAATATCGTGGTACCGTCTCAGAAGTTTATAAGGTCATCTTGAACGGTCAAACGGCTGACCCTCTATTTCAGTTTACTTCATAAAGAGCAACCACCTTGTCTTACCTCTCTGATCTCCCAACAAAGGTTTCTTCCCAAATGCTTTTAGCACTTCCGATAATTTGATCTGATCCTCATTCCATTTAAAAACAAGCAGTCCGTCCGCCTCCAGCACCCTCATACACTCATCAAATCCGGTTTTCAGGTACGTTGGCCAATCTGCCGGAAGCACTCCGTATTTCTGCCGGAGCCATGACCCTGTACCGGCATGGATAAGATGCGGAGGATCAAATACCACGATCTTAAAACTGTTATCAGGGTACGGCATATCTCGGAAATCCATATGCACATCCGGTTTTACCAAAAGAGATCTACCGTCACACAAGGTTGTTTCTATCTCCCGATTATCCGCAAAAATGACATCCGGGTTCTGGCGGTCAAACCAAAACATCCTGCTACCGCAACAGGCATCCAGTATTTTTTTCATATTTTGTCTCTCTTTCATTTTTCATAACTAACAGATAAACCATATTTTCCTTTGTTTGCGACATTCACAACACCAATATTCATGATATGCTAATCCGATTCTAAATCTTGTGTTATGAAACAAAACAAATCGCTCTGCCATACACACAGATTCAGGGTGATGTATTTTCAAACATCTTCTTTTTGTCATTTTTATTTCTCCACTAAATCCTAAACTATCTTCATTTTGCGTCGGAGACGATCTGCCCAGTACTCGGTTATCTTGTACTTAAGGCACTCGTCCCTCCACATCTCCCGTCCTGTCTTGCCATCCCAGTGAATGCAATCATCGCAGTTAAAGCACGGTTCATCCATCTCTCCCTGGCAATGGTCAAAACATTCTGCGCTATTAGCACAGTGCTCACAGATACACCCAATGCAGCTCATGTCATTTCTCCGCTAAATCCTAAGTTACATACTTAATTTCTCACCGTATTCAGGTACTCTTTGCATCTTTGATACACTTTCGGATCGAACTCTTTCCGCTCGTGCTCGTACGCACTGTATTCCGCAGGATCGCATCCGGCAATCTGTGCCATCTTAAACATGGACACTTTCGCATCTCTTCTGAGTGCTGCAATATAGCCTGCGTACATATCCTTGTCACCGTTGGCTAACTGTATTCTTGCCATTTCCTGAATATCTTTCGATGCAGATGCTTCCATTATTTGCTTTATTTCACATTCTTCGTTGTGGCAACCATAAAGGCAACCGTGGATTCCATTCTTGCCATCGAAAAAGCCAACCACATATTTCGTTGGTTCCTTGCAATCATTACATTTTGCATTTATAACCATAATTTTCACCACCTTTTAACTTGCCGAACTACCGAATTTTCCTCGGTAGTTCAATTTCTCCCCCGTGTTACCGGGGAATTTTAACTTGCTTTTGAGTTATCGAGTGGGAACTAAAATAGAAACTCAAATTTTTTAGTTCCTGATTTCACTTACTCTGCATATAGCAAAGTTGTTAACAATCAGTTCTCCGTTAATCATGGCATCACCTCCGGCATAAAATCAGATAATCGCATTTGTGCCATTTCTGCATCTAATCTCTTTTTGGACAAATCATAATAATGCTTGTCCAGTTCAAAGCCAACATATGGATGGTTGGTTCTGTAGCAGGCTATCAAGCTACTAGCACTTCCTACATGTGTGTCAAGGATAATGTCTCCGGGCTTTGCATAGCGGTTTAGGAGCCATTCATATAGTGCTACCGGTTTTTGTGTAGGATGAATACGGTTTTCTTTGTGTTTCATATTTTGCTGAAGCATTCCGTTCCACCTATATTTAATCTTCCTTACTGCAGTACTGAACGAAGTCCATGCAAGTTCACAATCAGCAAAATCAGTATTTCCATTATCTTTATCCCAAACAATCCAACAACTACTATCAAACGGCATTTTGCTTATAAAATGATTTGCCCCAAAAATAATCTGATTTTTTGACACTCTAAACAGTTCATCGAAATATTTTTCGTTTGGTGGATTTATATCCATTCCGCTAAAACTCTTGTAATCCTTTACTTTTGCCAGTCTACCTCTTGTATGGTTTTTATCCCCATTTTCTCCAATCCCATACGGTGGATCCACAATCGCAAGGTCAAAGTAACCATCCGGGAACTCTTTCATCCCATCCATGCAATCCATGTTGTAATATCCAAAATCCATTACGGCTCCTTTCTCTTATTTCTGTGCTAAATAGCACATGATTCCACAATCCGGGAATATTTCTGTGTTCATGTCTCCACGGTTGGGATCCAGTTCGTCAAGATATAACGGCGTCCCGTCACTCTCTTTCAGAATGGAGTACCCAACCAGTCGTTCCAACTGTGCCCGGCTCTCAAACACTTCCGGGAAGTCCTTGCGGATCCTGTTCCAATATCCCATACCACCCTTGAAACATCCGATGCAGTTATTGTTCGGATATCCCAGGTCATACATCTTCGGTCGGGGGAAATCGAACGTCCGCTCAAACAGTCCGTGAACCTCTTCCTTTGACAGATTCCGGTCGATCAGTGGAAATTCATGCTCAGCTTGTGGATTAGATTCTACCGTCCGCTCTGCCCGGTTGCGCTCTCGCAGGTCGAACCCCCACACATATGTCAGGTCGTATTGCTTATGTTCCTGCTCCCATTGCTTACGTACACGCTTTTTCAGCCAGTTCGTACATGGGGCAAATCCGTTGCCTGCGCTGCGGAATCCTCCGAACGCTCGGACACATTCTTCCACACATCCATATTCCGTAGATCTAAGTACCTCAATTTCTTTTCCGATTGCCTTTTCGCAATCTCTGATAAATCTCATGCTATCCTCATGTTGATCGGCAATGTCAATGTAAATCCACTTATCAACATCTCCTGCAAGGTATCCAGCCATAAAGGATGATACTCCTGCGCTGATCCAACATACCTTTAGCTTTTCTGCCATAACACCACGCTACAAATGCTGTATCGTGGATCACCATTCGTTTGCTCTACATACGCTTATCAATAAGCCTTATAGCCACGGTGTTGTAATTTTTCGGTACGCCACCCCTATTCACTGCGCACCAACCCGGTTTACCGGGCATTCGTTATTCCTTTCCTACAATCGTTTCTGCCTGCTCCTTGTACATCCTGCCCGCCATCTGCACCAGATAGTGCTGTAAGGCTTCATCCACGCTGACACGATGCTTGGTACAGTAGCGGTCAACGTACCGCTTAAAGTCGTTATTTTTTTGATAAAGTACTTCATATTCATCAAACTTAACCTCGATATTTTCAATGTTGGTACAATCAACTCGTTCCATCTGCATCACACTCCTTCCGGCTTCTCGCACCGTTCAAATTCGATAACCCACACCCACGGATTAGCGCCCCAACCGTAGCGGTCAATGTCGGATTTCTTGATGGTTGATTCCCACAGCCAAGCAAATTGCTCCTTTGCAATCCCATACTCTGGATCTACTTCTGTTCCATAATTTTTTTCACTGTACCCTATATCTTCGTAGAAAAGATTTCCAACGCCTTCATTTTCAGAGTCCTTTGGTGTAATCTCCCGTAACCGCTCCACTCTTACATCCGTAACCTTAAGCCAGATCCGCGCCGCTTCTTTCGGCATGTGGATTGATGGACGCTTAGCCCAACTATAATTCCACCCCGTTTCTGGCTTTTCGTCCGATGCAACGTACTTAAACTCGTTATACCATGACGGTTTTGTATCTCCGTCAATATCCAAATAATACCCTATTTTCTGCCATACAGTTTCTCGAACATACAGGATATCACCCGGACAGATAGGACAGGTTCTCTCCGCTGTACTTAACTGTTCCATATGCTCCTTATCAGCAAAGTTATGTACTGCATAAGTTCTCTTGTCGGCATTGTAAAATTCCATATCCGGCACGGTATACTCATTTGCATCTTTGCATATACGACGGGTGCAGGTCTTCCGCCCATCCAGAATCGCCCGAACCATTTCTGTATTGAATAAAATCGGTTTAATTGCCATCTACTCCACCTCCGTTCACGATTGTAATTGCTTCATCCATTGCCCTGTTCCATTCCAAGTCTTCATCAGTTCGCACGACTCTGAACTTGTCGTTTAACTGATCTACAACCTTGTCCGGGTCGTAGGCGGTCGGCTCATCATTAACAGCATCAACCATCATATCTAAATCTGATGTATTTCTGCGTAATTTCTTCCGCAACTCTATCGCCGAGTTGAGAAGAAACAACAAATGATCCGCATCAATCAGTCTTCCCATCGTTCGCCCTCCTCTCAATACACTTTCTGCCCGCACCCACAATATCCCGGATAAGGCATTAGGTTATGACACTTTGGGCAGAAGTATTTTCCTTCAATGAGTTCTCTTGAAATCGCTGTCTGCTTCTCCACAGCTTCACGGCATACCTCCACCGTGCCGATCTGGCGGTACTGCTGCACCTCTTCCAGTGCCTTGATTGCCATTTCCAAATCTTTCATTCCACATTCCGCGGATACCTGTCCCGCCGTATGCATTCGATACTTAATTCTTTTACATGCTTCATTCTCCGTCATATCCACTCCTCCTTAACTCCATTTAAAATCCTCACAAGGTCTCATTCTCCGCTGATTCTTACCCCTTTTATTGCATATTCCCCAACCACCGTAATGACAATCTTCGCAGGTAATCGGATATTGATTTAAATTTTCCTCAATACATTTCTTGCACTGGTAAGAATTTTGATTATACACATACCGACAATTACGATTCTTGCGTTTGCATGTCGCCATATTACTCCTCCAACAGTTCCTGATTGTCAAACTTGTTACCGAGAACCTCATAATCAAAACCACTCATAGAAATATCATCTGTGCACTCATCAAGTGTCATTTGGAAATTGCAGCACAGAGCTCTCACATCGAATCTTGCCTTGCACTCATTCCACAGAACCAAACATCTGTAAAATGCCGCTCCACGCTTAATACTGCCATTTACAATATCATTCTCCCAAATCACCCTGCCGTTCTTGTCCTTAAGTCCGGTACACTGGCAGATGGTGGATGGTGCTACCTCAAATGCCACAAACTGCAAACACCCTTCTTCTCCGACCTTATCACTCTCATTTACCGAGTTACCAACTGCATGAATAAATACTTGCCCTGTTACACCATCATCAATACAATTTCCAACAACCCACTCTCCGTTATCAATCCGCTTTCCACGGAATAAATATCTATCCTGCATCTTCATTCCTCGCTTTCTTTCTGTAACCATGACAATGTACAATCCTTACATACCTTGTCACTTTTTAATAAATTCCGCAGGACACATAATAGCGCCATTGCCAGTTCCTCGCCCGTCATGCTCCTGATCCGGTCTGCGTTGGTCATAGGTGCGTAGTGCTCGCAATCTCTTTCTATGTCCTCATGCGGACAGTCGTTGATTTTCTCGCACCATGAGTACGCATCAAACCCGTTATCCTTTGTTCCTAAATTCTTGAAGTTATTACATTTCACCATCTTCTACCTACTTTTCTTGCAAAAATCTCTTGATGACATCAATATCTCTGTCCAGCACGCTTAAATGCTCTTTGTTCATTTTTTGATAGACAATCAAGGGATTCTGTCTTCCTGCCTTTTTCGCTCTTAATACTTCCCATATACCTTTCGGTTCTTCAATCGTCCATCCGGTTTTGATAAGCCATTTGCGAAAAGCATCCAATTTGTTGCTATGCAGTGTGTTCCTATTTGCCATATTCTCCCTCACTTTCCCGGTACGGTTCCGGCAGTGGCATCCACGCAATAACTTCAAATGGAATTTTCTCTCCGTCTGCATTGTTCCATCCGTGACCGTCATATCCGACAAAATACGGAAGTATATTTTCAAAATCCGTTTGTGTTGACGGCTCACAATCCATAACAGTTACCAAACATCCATATGATTCTTCCGGCAGTCTCTCGCTTACTGGAATCCAACCAGCAACGCTTTTTCTTTCACTAACAACCTCAAAGCATTTATCTTTCCATTCCAATACAAAATCAAGGTTATACGAACTGTATCCAATGTGGTAATAGTCCTCTCCGACTTCTTTGTATTTGATTCCGTAATAAGGTTTTTCGCTTATCATATTCACAATGATATCTAATTCGCTAACTTTAATACGTTCTGTTTGTTTATTACTCGTATCTTGCATATAATCAGCTTCTTCTCTCTTCATTCCGCACCTTCTATTTCTGCCAGTTTGGCTTCGGCTTCCTCTTTTGTGAAGAATACTGTTTTGCCAATTTCACCTACTTCTGCATCGATTGTATTTGTACACCAATCTGTAGGGTCTAAATCGTATTCAGGAATAGGTCTTCTGTACGGGAAAATATCTTCATCTGTCGCAAGCGCAATATATGCTTTTCTGTCAACAGGATTTATACCTAATCCGCAATGAGTGCACTCAACCACTTCATAATCATAAATAAGATATACTATGTCTCCTGATTTTGTGTACACTTCTTTACACGGCAACCGCAAGAGCAATCCCTGCTCTTCGGCATCCTCATAATCTGCTAATTTTGTAAGTACTTTTGATGCATAATCACTTACCGTAGGATATCCTTCTCTGTCTATCATTGACTTTTTGCTTATAGCAGTTCCATTAAAATTTCTTTTTCTTTCTGTCAGTCTTTCCATTCTTGCTCCTTTCCGCAATCCTCGGCTTGCTCTCCATCACAGGGTAGCTGCAGTCATACGGTTTTGCCCGTCCGATTCTAATATCATCAGCAACCGGATGTGTAGCCATGTATAGTAAGTCACCGTTCTGAAAGTTTCATGTTCCCTCTCTCATACAGCTACACTCCTTTTTCCGTATGTACTTGCGATTCTGTATACATTGCAAATTTCTCTGTAATATATTTCCTGTGCATGGATATGAGCATCCACACGGTCAAGTTCCGTCTCACACCACTTTGCAAATTCTTCTGTGGACAATGGTGTCTCCAAATTTTCAAATTTTTCTCTGTTGTCAATCACAAAACACACCATGTCAACCGGAATGTGGTTCAAATCTGCAAGAATCTGAATCTGTTTATCCTTGTCCTCTGCTTTTTCATAATTCGCCAACAATTCATAACCTGTCATCTGCATCTATATCACCTCTTATCAAGTTTGATTTCTTTGTCGTAGCAATTTTTCTTTGGATTTCCCTCTACTGGGGAAACCATCTTTTTAGGGTCTGTAGTGTATGATCCGTTTAGTTTCACACCTATTTTGCTTTTTTCATCCACATAGCATGACGGCTTGTAACGATCCGGTGGAATGTAGTTGTGAATGCGCCAGTGCTTCACCAACACGACACCACTGTCGAAAGATAAAAGGAATCTGCTGTCTATCAGTATCTTCAAATCATCATCAGATGCACCACACATCCTTATGATTTTCCGTGGATTGTTCACAAATCCGTCATCATCCGTGTTCATGCAGATGTGAAAATAAAGCATTTGAGCCGTAGCAGGAATATCCAAAAAAGCATCACTCTCAATTATTTTTGCGCTGAACATTCTTTTTTCTGCCATATAGAACTCCTTACTCAAAAATAGGCTTCTCAATATAGATCCCGGTATTTTCCACCAGTTCTCTCCATAAATCCATGAAATCCTTTCCGTTGCACTTGTCTCCAGCTTTGTCCATGTGGTCAGAAAACTTATCCTTGAAATTCGTCAGCTTCTTCTTACCGAATCCATCTTCCATAAGGATCACCATTCCATATAGGATGTACCTTGTGGACAACTCATTGATAAGGTTGTTACATCTGACCTGTTCCTGGATGCATTTCTGCGCTACAACCGACTTGTAATGTGGATAATCAGCTTCGGTAAATTCCTTGTACTCAATCGTCCAGTCTGCAAAATCGTTAAGCCTGTTCTGCAGCTCCGTATAAGGCTCATTCTCGTACTTTTCGTTGTACTCGGTGAATTTACCACAGAAGTCGGAAAGTCTCGTCTGTGAGTACTTGTAGTCTTTCCACAGGGTATAGCAGAACAGTGTCAGTATTCCGGTGAATGGACTTCTCTCCGCAGACTGTTTCAAAAGTTCTGTCTGCCGCATGATTTTCAAAATTTCCTGCGGATTGTCATATCGTTTTGGCATTTTATGTTACCTCTTTTCAAATTCTGACTCTTTCCTTTTGCAATGAGTAGCACCGTATTCTGATTTTCCTACATATTCGTAGCAATCAACACATTTCCATCTACCACTTTGATACGGTTTGTGAGTACGTCCGTTGATTGAGTGCATTGTGTTTGGGTACTCATTCCAACAGCTACAATCGTAATTTTTTTCGCTCATGTAATCTTCTCAAATTGCTTTAACAGGCATTCCTTACAAAACTGTACACCGTCAAACTCGTAAAGTTCCTCTACCTCTTCCTTACAATCATCGCAATACAAATGTTTCACATTTATGTTCGGGCACCTATTGCCGAGACATGGATAAGCTTCCGTTGCGCATCCGCAGCATTCACCTTCGTATTTCACCATTTTCTGAAAAACTCCTTTAATTTATTGCATACTTGCTGAAATCTATACTTAAACAAATACTTTTTAAAAGATTCAGTTCCGTATTGATAGCAAAGATACATAATTTGTTTTTGAGTAGAAAGAGATTCATAAAACTCCTTGTCAGTTTCTTCAACGTATTGTAAAAGTACTTCATAGTCTGTTTTATTCATTACTTTCACCATCCTTTTCTCCATGCAAAAGTTCCATAAACCGAACAAATTGTCTTTGCGACACGGAATTGTTCTGCTTCTCAGGCTTCAAACTGATTATCAGATGCTTGTCGGCAATGTTCGCCAGTTCCCTTGCAAGGTTGATTTTGCCTTGCTGTATGCCTTGCGAATAAGTTTTAGGCTGTTTATATTGCCCTGTTACTTGTTTCCCTTTACCTTGGCTTCCTGCCGTGACGTTGTACATCTGAATACCACTATCAGAACATTTTTTAATATACTCGACTTCTTTTTCATCAAGTTCTGATATCCCACAGGTTAAAAAATGCAATGACCACCCATGCGGATTATCTTTGCTCTTGAAGCCATGTTTTTTAAGGCTCAATGCTATATGGTCGTATTCCGCAAGGTGAGAAGATGTGCGCTCTAAAAGTCTGACAGCTTGCCCACAATACCCTCTTCTGATTCCTGCTTCGTCCACTCTGTAAAACAAATAGATTCCGCTAACATTCGATATTTCGGGGCATATCTGTTTTATTTTTTTCTCACGTTCTGCTTTCATAGCATAGATTTTCTTCCAATCAGCCAACCGAATCACCGCCTTTCAAATGGAATCAAATATCCGTCCGGCAAGGCATTTATAATATTTCTCAATGCCCCATATCCTGTTTTTTGCATATTGACTAAAGCATTGCTTTGACAGGTATTCAGTTCGGATATGTTAGAATCAATGCTCTGCATTATTTCACTTCTTAATTGCGGTGTAAGTGGTCTATAAAATGTGTCAGCCATTCGCACCACCATTTCTGTACTTTTCCAGTTCTGCAATCATGGTCTCTCTGCCAATATCTGCGCTCTCATACCACTCTACCGCATGAAAAACACCGTTAAGATTCTCGCTCAAAACCTCAATTCTGATACTTGCCGACCGGATATACTCAATCAACCGCTGTGTATCTCGTGCTATGTCCTCGTAACCGTACAACTGTAAGTGTTGCACCATAATTTCAAGGTTGGAGATACTTGACGGCTCCATTAGCTCATTGACATCCTTGTAGCACAAATAACCAAAACTTCCACCACTCAAAACGGGCACTCCTTTCCATTCTGTAAAATCCATTCCTTGCCTGCTGCCGCATAGTCTACATTCGCCAATGGATCAATCTTTTTTACCTCTGTGACACATTCTTTGGCATCAGAATTATCACGGCTTAAATGGCACAATATGACGTTCTGCAAGGCATCTGATTTGTTCGCAAGAACAAATTCCTTTACTGTTTCCAGTTCCATATGACCACGGTACACATGGGATTTCTTAGCATCGTTGGAATCCTCTGTAATGTACTTCTTCTGATAGTTACATGAAATAAGGATGTGGTTTAATTCATGGAACCGCCACTTAACAAATTCCGTGTCAGTTACATAAAGCAATTTCCCCATTTCCGGGTGAGTAATCAGGAATCCATAACAAGGGCATTCTGAACCATCAGCGTTGGTATGTGTCCACTTACCATCCAGTGTAGTAAGATCAAATGCCATTATTTTTCCACCAGTAAAGCATATTTCCATAGGTTCTAAACTCTCATATGGCTTAAATACTGCTATTCCCATGTGTTCAAGGTCTGATACGGATAATGAGTGGTCTTTGTGCGTATGGGTGCATATAGCACCCACAACACACTTTATATTCCAGTTAAGACCACGTTTTATGTCCATGATAGAAAGTCCTGCATCCAGTAAAAGTGTTTCACCGTTATCTGCCGTTAGAAGATAGCAGTTACCGGAAGAACCGGAGCCTAAACATTTTAGTTTCATCAGCGGATACCTCACTATCTGAAAAACAAAAACCAAATCAACGCTGTGAAACTGCATGCAATAGCTGAGATAAATAAAATAAACACGATAAATCTCATCGGTGTCATTTTGAGTTTTCCGGTGTATGCAAGAGTGATTTTTTCTATTGCGCTAATAGATGAACTTACAAAAAAACGACCAATAAAAAACGCAACCCACAGTACAATACCTACTTTTACAAAAATCATAATCCCTTTTCCTCCTACTTAAAGCAATCCGGTGTCTCTGCGCTGGCAATGTCCGTCTCTGCGGTCTGCGGTACTTCCTCAAATGTTGTGTCAGGAAACTCGATAGTGTTTGCATTTGCCTGTACCTCTTCTGCCACAACTTTTTCCACATCAAGTTTCACATCGGAAACATCAGGAAATTCTTCCTGTGCATACAAACCTTGGAATTTATCCGGAAAAGCTTCTCTTAAGGCCTGTACAACAGCAACTTTTCTTATCATTGTTGCAGGCTTTTTAGACCATTGACCGTTTATTGTTCCATCTTTTTTTCTTCCAACATATTCATCGAAAGATACTGACTGGTACTCCGGTGTCTCTCTTCCTTTGATAAACACTTTAGCCCAACCTCCTACAATAGATTCGTCCTTAAGGACAAAAGATCCTTCTCTTTCTTCAACGGAACCATCTTTCTTCTGAACAATAATTCCTGCTTTTTTTCCTGCATAATTCGGATTTGCATCGGCTCTTTTTGTAAAAACATCTTTTCCGGTAACAATCGTAGCAGGATCATTGTTTCCAAACTTAATGAGGTATGCTTCTTTCAAAAAAGGATTAAGATGCTGATATCTGCAAAGAGACATAAACATCATTACTTCCTGATCCGATACGTTTCCACCACCGCTTACAAGGTACTTTCTTACCGTTGTTGGGGAAATTTTTACAATTTCCCCATTTGATTCGTATTCCACAATTCCTGTGTTTTCCTGCTTCTTTTCGTCTGCCATGTTTCTACCTACCTTTCTACCTTTTTGATGCCGTCAATTCCTATGATGAATACCTTGGTTGTCTTGGGATTCTGAATCAGTGCAATAGTACTTGCAAACCTATCATGTTTTTTAATTCTTAAAACTTTGTATTCGTCTTCATTTTTAACATCAGAACCTATTACAAAATTCTGTTTGTATCCTAAAAGACCACTCCATGTATCGTATAAGTTGTACTGCTTACTGGTATTCGTGACCTTTACGGTATCTCCCACGCAGATTTCGTCTTTCTTCTCTGGTTCTTTCTCCAGTTTGTAGTTTTCAAGTACAACGTACTCTTCGTGCCATACGTAACAACTTTTAACAGAGTTTTTAACCTTACATCCTACGTTCCCAATACCAATTACTCTGAAAATCTCTCCGTTTTCATATGATATAAGAAGAGGTTTTGCATCTATAATCTTGATGTACTCACCGACTTTAGCTTTCCTCTTCACCTCACGGACACCGTTATCAGGCTTCACATCCTCGCCCATCAGTCGATTAAAAGCCAACTTAGCACCAGTACGGAAATCAAATTCATCAGCAGGATTGCAGTTTGCTTCTGCTTTCTCGCCAGTGGACTTGTCCAGCGCAACTACTTTGTTGTCATTGCGGTAGATGACGATTGTTTCACTTCCTACTTTTTTCAACATGTCAGAAAATAGAGAACCAATTTCAAAATTTTTTACACTATAAGTCCTCCCCGCAATATCTTTGTAAGAAACAACGTCACCACTGATTTTTGTGATTTCAATTACAGCACCTTTGTCTACAAACAATTTGCTTGTATATCTTTCTCCAACCTTAAATTTACGTTTTTCCATATTATTCTTCCTCGCTTTCCGGCTCATTCATAAATCCACTTGCAACTCCCTGATGCACTGTCACATCAGCTTTGTAAATCTCCTTGATGCTTCTAGGCATCACATGAAATGTCACATCCGTATCAGCAATTTTGCCTTTGAATTTCAAGGCTCCACGGTCTGAAAGTCCCAGGTACACACCCACGCAACACTTGTCATCAAAATTGAATATCACGGTGTCACCGGCATTGATTGTTTCTCCGCTTGTTGTCAGAACAGAAATGACTGTCTCTTTCTTAATCTGCATTCTCCACCTCCACAAGTTCACCATTTTCCAATCTGTACCATGTATCCGGCTTCACTTTTTCACCGTCTACCCGGAACATCTTCGCACCGACAAACTCCCATGCTTCCTGCTCTGCTCTGTCGTATCTGTCATCCTCTTTACTGCCAATATATTTCCATTCAGCAAGAACGATATGGGAACCAATGACACCCATTGCTTTCCCTTTGTATCCCCATGCAACCGCAACGCTCTCGGAATCGTTGGCAGAGGATGCACCTTTGTAACCTGTGGCAGAGGATGCACCGCAGTTACCTGTGGCAGAGGATGCACCGCAGTTACCTGTGGCA